CCTGTAATGCTGTCCGTTGCAGCGACGTTTTTGTATCCGATGAGCGTTCCGATTGCGGCCGACGTATGCGCGTTGTTGATCGCAATCGTGTAGCCGGCAGGGTTGTCCCAGGTCGTCGAATAACCGGACGCCACCAGAATGACCAGGTTGTCCGTCTGCGTCAGTGCTCCGGTTGCTGTGGTGGAAATCGTGCCGGTCGTCCCGGTCGCAGTTCCAGTGACGGTTTTGTCCGCGCCCGACGATGTGACGACCTTTTCAATCTCGAACAGCGCCCAAGTAACAGAGTTGTAGCCGTCGCGGTTGAACGTCGCTGTGATTGTCGGCGTGCCCGCTGCGACGTTTTCTGCAATCGCCAAGAAAGCATTCGGGTTGTAGCTGGACGACAGCCTTACGTTTGTCGGCGATCCCCATGTGTTTGTCGACGTATCGGCAACGCTGCTGAGAAGCACGGTTTGCCCGGTGTTCGTATCTTTCGCGCCGCCGACCAACACAAGCGACGATCCAGCAGCCACAGCCGACGCAGGCGTGATTGTGATTGTGTTCGCCTGCGGGGAGGATTTCGTCTCTGCCTTGACCTGCCGCGCTGCGATTGCTAGGAATGCCATCAGTTCATCTCCACGCCGTCTATGACCGGCATCGTGTCAATCTGCAAATCAGCCTCGAGCGCCGGCGTGCCTTCCAGCCCACCGGCCGCGTTGAAGAACGCCACCCAGACCCGCACCCGCTTGCCCTTGCCCTGCCCGCCGAGCGCCAGCGCCACGAGAGACGGCGAGCCGGTTAGCTCGAGCTGCAGCGCGGTCGACTGAATCTCCAGCGACTCCTCGATGTCGCTGATGCCGAGAAGCGTGCCGTCGCCGAGCCACGTCTTGCTGACGTAGGTCACATTCCGACCGACCGTCGTCAGGTACATCGGCGTGTCGAAGTCGATCTGGATCAACTCGCACTTCGTGATGCCGTCGGCATCGGCGAGCGTCTGCTGTCCGGTGGTCAGTGAGCGCGCCATTACCAGGCCGGGGATTCGATGAGGGTGACCGGGAAGCTCGGCGCGTAGGCCGAGCGGTACGTGCTAGGGACGAACGACTCCTCGAGCCGGAACAACGCGGTCGGCTTGTCGACGACGACGGCCGCGCCGTTCGCGACCGCGCCGACCAGCGGCGGCACGAACGAAACGGCAGTCATCACGCCAGCAGACGACGTGACGTCCGCGACGACCTGCACGAGCTGCGTCGCGCCAGTGAGTGCGAGCGAGATCATGTCGCCGGCGAGCAGCGTGAGTCCCGTGGTCGCGGTGATGTTCACGGTCGACGCGCCTTCGGATGCGCTCGCGGCGGTCGTCGTGTTCGCCTGCAACGTCCCGCGCGGCAGCCGGCGCGCGTGGTGCCACAACGAGACCACGACGTCCGCATCGCTGACCGCGTTCCAGAACGCTTCGATAACGGCCATGTCCGCGTGCCTGTGCGGCGTGTAGATCAGCGTTGCCGCCCACAGCGCGCCGACGTGCTCGATGGTCGTCCGGCGCCTGGTCAGCGGGTTCCTGCGCTGCGTCAGGTTGCGCTGCAGATGCCACGTCACCTCGGCCGGCGTAAACACCCTGGTGGCTGGATAGGCGATCGTCGTCATGCCATCGCCCGCCTGCGGCCATCGGCCATCGTCGCGATCGCGACGTTTCTCATCATCACGGCCAGTCGCGCTTCCTGCGACCGGCTCATCTCGCCGTGGACGTTGAACACCGGCGCGAAGTGCATCGCCGGCGCGGACCGATCCTGAGCGCGCGCATCTGTCGCCGTCAGCACCCGCTCGCCGCGGTGCAGGATCGCCGGGTAACCGTCATACGGCACATAGTCGAGACCGGTCGCATGGCTCTTCATGCTCAGGCCACCGCCGATCGCTCCGACCAGCATGTTCGCGAGCGGCTCAGTGACCATCTTGCGCAGGAAGATCCGCTGGATGTCCTGGCCGAGGCCGCGCAGCACGTCAGAGAGATTCTTGCCGCCGATCACGGCATCCTCGAATGCAGACTGGAACGTCAGCCCGAGCTCGCGCGCGTCGTCCGTAGCCTCCTTGGTGTCGTCGCTCAGTGGCCCGATCACGTCGTCCTGCATCCTGCCCTGGACATTTAACTCGGCAGCGATCCCCTGCTCCGGCGTGAGCGCGCCGCCCGCAACGAGCGCCCGGATCTGCTCCAGCTCGCGCAGGTACTTGCGCGTCGGGTCGATCACGTCCTTCCATCGGTCGGCGAGATCACCTATGCGCTGCTCGTCATCGACGAGCATCTGCGCCAGCCACGCCTCGAACTCCTCGCCCTGCTGCTCGATCGCCCGCATACGCTCGAAGTCGCGCTGCACGGATGCGTCGATCAGAGACGCCAGCGGGTCGCGCTCGTCGGCAGGCTCCCGGCTCGTTGCATTCGTGCTGGTGATGCGCGGAGCGGCTCCCGGCGCGGACAGCCCGGGCGGCTCGCCGATGCCCGACAGCGTGAGCTGCAGCCGCCGGAGCTGCTCGAGTTTGGCGGTCGTCTCGGCGATCTGGGCGTCCAGCAGCGTCGTGTCGACCGGCCGACCGTAGAAGTCGCGCCCGCCGGCCGCGAGCTCCTTGTTCAGCCCGGCCAGCTTGCGCTCGAAGAACGCGATCTGGTCGGCGATGTTGCCCTTGTCGACGCCAAGCGAGTCGAGGAACCCGAGGCCCGCGGCGCGCGCCGCGAGAAACGCGCTCGTCGTGTCGGCCAGCGCTTGTACGAGCGGCGTGAACAAGCCGATCTTCAACCCCTCCCACGACTTCGACAGGCGGGTCAGGTTGTCGTTGAACGTCTCCGCAGCCTTCGACGCCTTCTCGTCGAACACGACCCCGAGCCGGCGGGCCTCCTCGGCGGTCTCGGCCAGCCCGGCCCGCCCCTGGTTCAACAAAGGAATGAGCTTCGCGCCCGCCCGACCGAAGATCTCGATGGCGAACGCGGACTTCTCCGGGCCGTCCGGGAACTCGGCGAAGCGCTGCGCGATGTCCTTGAGCACTTCGTCGGACGCTCGCAACGACCCGTCGGCGTTCTGCACCGACACGCCGAGATCGTCGAAGATGCCCTTCGCCTCCTTCGAGCCCTGCGCGACGTCTGCCATCTTGGAGGTCAGGCGCGTGAGGCCCGTGGCGAGCTCGTCGGTAGACACGTCCGAGAGTTGCGCGGCGTAGTCAAGCTCGGTCAGCGAGGCAACGCCGACGCCGGTCTGCTGGGCGAGCTTGCCGAACCTGTCCTGCAGGTCCGCGACGTCGCCGACGAGACGCGCCAGGCCACCGACGGTCGCCGCAACGCCGAGACCGGCGAGGCCAGTCTTCAGCGCGCCGAACGCCGAACTCAGGCCGGCGACGGTGCGCGAGGTTTTGCTGGTCATCTCCTCGACGCGCTTAAGGCCCGTCTCCAACCCGGCCAACCGGGTGTTGACGTCGATAGTGAGCGCTGCGAATGCCACGTCAGTCCTTCCTCAGATCGTTGCGCAGGCGCGCCACCAGGCGCGCCAGCGTTTCAACGTCCTCAACGCCCAGGATCTCGGCCACGATCGGCAGCGCCGACCAGTCGAGACCTCCCATCAGATTCCACGCCTCGATCGCCAGCCGCGCGTCGAGACCCATCTCAGGCGCGTCCGCCCCCTCCGGGTCCGCCTGCCACTCCCGGAGCGCGGTCAGTTTCCCTGCGACTTCTCCAGCCGGGCGCGGTAATCGTTGACCGCCCGAGTGATCGCCTCGCCAAGCGGCTCCCAGATGTCCGGCCGATCCTCGGCCCACATCGCATAGGCGTCGCGGTCGAACGGCACCGGGTCGCCAGATCCGCCGGGGATCAGGTCCGCCTCGGTGACCCCGCGCCAGTCGACGACGCACTCGACGACCACCGTCAGGCTCACCGCGAGCGCAGCGGCGCCACGCCAGCGCGCGATCTGCATCTCGGTTGGACGGCGCACGAGAAACCCGAACCGGCCCACGTCCACCCATTGCTCGCGCGCGGCGAGCATCTTCCTGCGCAGCGCCGCGTCCATCGGTTACGAGGCGTAGTTGATGTACCGCGGGGACTTCACGTTGATCGTGAAGCTGCCGGTGATCGGGCTGTTCACCGACACCGATTCGCCGATCGTCGACGGCGTGCCAGCCCACAGGCGGATACGCCCGCCCTTGGTCGTCGCGCGGAACGCGAGCACCGTCTTGGCGTAGGCCGCCGTCTCGATCGCCGCCTGCGCGGCCGCCGGCGGGTCCGCGAGCAGGTTCACCGTGATCTGCGGCAGCGACAGGATGCCGTCCTCGACCCGGCGCGTGGAGTCGATCAGCGTGGTCATGTCGATCTCCTCGGCCGAGCCGGCGCCGAAATCCACGCCGGTCGCCTGCGTCACGGTCGTGAACGCCGTGATCTCCGCGACTTCGCCGGAGACGAACGTGCCGAAGTTCGTCGAATTGACCCCCGCCAGCTCGAACGTACCGCTCGCCTGGTTCGCCACCCTTGCGACGAGGTTGTTCACCTCGACCATGCCCTCGACGTCGGTCAGGATCACGATGTCGCCGTTCGCATAGCCGTGCGAGGCGCACGACACGACCGCGGGATTCGCCTTGGTGATCGCGGTCACGGTCTTCACCGAGTCGATCGTGCTCTGCACTTCCAGCCGGTACTCGCGGCCAACTTCGTTTGCCATTTCGGCCTCCAGAAATAAAAAGACCCGCGAGAAGCGGGTCGGTCAGGGTTCCGCGCGAGGCGGCTCAGGTCAGGCCCACCAGTCGAACTCCACGGTCAGCCCGTAGAGGCCCATCTCCGCGTCGAAAGTGGCAAAGCGCCCCTCCGGCGGCACGTTCACGGCCAGCAGCGCAACCTCGATCGCATCGCCCACGGCTTCCACGTCGGCCTGCACCGGGCCCCACGCCTGCACCGCGATGCGCGCGCGCTTCATGGCGGTCGCCGGCACCAGCGTGTTCACGTACTCGGTCTCGACCCGGGCGAACGCAACGGCCGGCAGCGATGCGCCCTGCGCAATCGCGCTCGGATAGATCCGATCGCTGACCAGCGCGGCGAGGCCGGCGGCGCCCGACAGCGCGTCGTAGATGTCCGATTCGATGCTCATTTGCGGCGGTTGAACTTGGCGATGGCCGGGATCACTTCGCGCTCGAACGCCTGCACGGCCGAGCTCGACTTGGCCTGCAGCGCTGGCCCAAGAAACGGACGCTGGATCTTCCGGCCCGCATCCTGAGCCCGGGCGGCCCGCTTCTTCCAGTTGGCGCCACGCAGCGCCTTGCCGCGACCCCGCGGAATCCAGCCTTCCTCGAGGAAGCGGAAGTAAAACGGGTCCTGGCGGCCGTCCTTCTTCACTCGGGCCTTGGACGCCTTGACCGTGACGAACACTCCGAGATCGCCGCGCCTGCGCGCCAGTCGCGACGACTTGACCACGATCGAGCGCTTGACCGTCCCGGGCAACCGCTGCGGCGTCGGCACCTGCAGGACCGGCGCGCGTGACCTCGCCTCGGCCTGGATCACCCGGCCAGCCGCCCTCAGCGCCGACCGCAGCACCTTGCGGCGCATCGAACTATTGAGCTCGAGCAGCGCGCGGCGCAGATCGTCGACGCCCGTGAGTCGAATGAACTCAGCGGCCATTCCGCACCCCATGCACGCAGTACAGCTCCCACACCTCATGCGCGCCAGCGACATCCACCGGCGGCGCGACCAGGTCGTGATTCTTCGCATTCCAGACGACCCGATCCTCCTCGGTGATCGTGATGTCCGTCCGGTAGAGGATGCGGAACATCACGTCGGCGCGTGCCTGCTCGCCGCCGGCAGCGAAGAACTCGCGGCCCCGCGTCGGGTGCGCCTCGGCCCAGACGGTGTCGAGCGTCGACCACGTCTCGATCTCCTCGCCGATCGCGTTTCGGGCGATCGACTTGCGCTCGATCGTGATGCGCTTGTTCCTGCGGCCTGCAGCCTGCATCAGACGCCCCAGATCCGGTAGCGATCGAGCAGCCTGTCTGCGAACGGGCTCGGAAGCGCCGGCCTGTCCGAGTCGGCCTCGCGCGTGTGGTACAGCGTGCCGATTCGCAGCAGCATCCACGCTCGGATTGCCTTGGGACAAGTTGTGTACCCGGCGACATAGGTGACCACGACCGCGTTCGCCTCGTTTCGTGTGTCCGGCCAATCCACGCCATAGGCCGGAACAACCCAGCTCGGCTCCTGCTCGTCATCCAGGTAGTAACTCGCACCGGCCAGCGCCTGGGTGACGCCATCGGCGTCGACGTACTCGATCGACAAGATTGACGTTACAGGCGGACGAGGAAGTTCGATCCCGTCAGCCGGAAACGCATCCAGCGATAAACTCAGCGTCTGCTGGCCAATCGAACGCTCCAACAGATGCTCGCATTCCTCGCGAGCCGCACTGATCAAAGCAGTTATCAAAACGTCGTCTGACGAATGATCGACGCGCAGATGCACCTTGGCCTCGGCGAGCGAGACAACCTCAGTCGCAACCGGCGTTACAACTTTCAATCCCATGCTCTACCCCGTCTGCCGCGGACGACCGCGACTTGTTTGTACTGGCCGTGTCGACGCCGCCTGACGCGGACGATCACCCGATTGTCGTTCCGCACTGCGCCAATCAGCGCTGCGAGCGCCGAACCCGGCACTTACCCACGCCCCAATCGTCCCGGCGCTCACTGTGACCGCAGTTCCAGTGAGCGCCACAGATCCACCGCCAACCGCAGTGACGATGCCAGCCAGCCCCGCCACCTCGATCCCGGTCAGCCCGAGATCCACGTACCCGCCGACCGTACCGGCCGCAGTCGTCGCAGCCGCACCGCTCAGGCCGATCGCAGCGCCGGCACCGAGCGAGCCCGCAGAGCACGTCGCCGCCGCGCCGGTCAGCTCGACAGAGACGTTCTCGCCGATGCTGACGCCGAGCGTTCCGGCGGCGGTCGCAACCTCATCTCCGGTCAGCTCAACCGAAACATCCGGCGCGACCGTCCCGGCGCTGGCCGTTGCCGCGCTCCCGGTCAAGCTGACCGAGTCGTCCGTGACCGGCGCGAGCGTCCCCGTCGCAGACTCGACCTCGCTGCCGACCAGCGCAACCGTCGCACCAGACGAGAGCGTTCCAGACGCTGATTCGACCTCGCTGCCGACCAGCGCCGCCGACGGACCGGCGACGATCGTTCCGGCAGCTGCTGTTGTTTCGGCTCCCGCGAGCGCGCGCGTCGAGCCCGCCGTGAGCACGCCGGCGGCGGCCGTCGATTCCGACCCCGCGAGATCTGCGGACCGCTCGACCGCGAGACTGCCGGCACTCGCCGTAACCTCCGCGCCCGTCAGCTCGGCAATCGTCTCACTGCCAGGCGTGAGCGTGCCGGCGGCAGTTTCGACCTCCGAGCCGCTGATCGCGACCGTCCGCGTGCTGGCAACAGACCCGGCCGATACCGTCGCCGCAGATCCCGTCAGTGCTGCCGTCTGTACCGAAGCAAGCGTGCCTGCGCTCGCCGTGACCTCGGCACCGGTGAGTGCCGCGCTGTACTCCGCGAGCGGCGAGAGAGTCCCTGCGCTCGCCGTGACCGCAGAGCCGGTGATCACCTGGTCGTGCTCGACCCCGACTGTACCAGTGCTGGTCGTCGAGCTGGATCCGGTCAGCGCCGTCGTTACGTCACTCGTAGCCGGCGGGATCGCAAACGTCTGCGCCCGCCATTCCTCCGAGGCGGCCATCAGGAACGCTGACGGGTTATAGCTCGACGCCTCTAGCCAGCGATACGCAACGCCGACCATGCACGAGGACGTACCCGTTGCCGATTTCGTCTGACTGATCGGCGCGGCCTCGACCGGCCACCAGTACGTCGTGTTGTCGTCGTCGTCGCTGGCGAAGTACGTCAGCCACAGCCGTTTTGCAGATGTTCCGGGGTTGCAATTCGGCCCGTCCGGCGCACCGTCCGAGCCGGTCGCCGCCGTACCCTTGACGATGGCTGTAACGTCGGTGACGCCGTGCTCTGCCGCCGGAATCCGCACGACGACAACGGCAATGTCGTTCGCTTCGCCCGTGATCGTCAGCGTATCCGACCCGGCCGCGATCTTCGCCCAGCACGCACCCTGAACAGCAGTCCCGTTCGCGCCGTCGTCTATCAGCGACCAATCGCCGCCCGCCGACCACGAAACACTCGTGTCGTTCGCGGCGAACGCCATCAGCAGATCGCCGGCCGAAATCCCGCTCGGCATGTTGATCGACAGCCCGCCGCTCGATGACGTTGCGGCCGTCGTGTTGAACGACCCTACTGTCGGGCCGTCCCAATCCTCGTCAAGCGTCGGACCAGTGACCGTCGAGAGC